TTGCAAAATCTTTTTCCTGTTTTGCTTTAAACTCTGGAGAACCAATAGAGGCAAGAGCAGTATTAATATTTGCTATATCTTTACTTATATCTTTATTTGATGATGCAGATTCAATATCTTTTCTAAATTTTGCAATAAGACCCTCAAATGAAGTATCTTTTGCAGATGTATTTGTTGTAACAATAGAAACTTCTTCTGTCTCTGCTGGAACATCTGCTTGTTTTGCAGCGATAGGTTTTTCTTTTATAAGGTCTACAGTATATGTCGCTTTAATTGTATCATAAGTTCCAGTTGCACTTGGAACAATAATCTTACCATTTTGTTTGTACTGAATATTCGTAAAAAAAGATTGAGTAGTTTTCTTACCTTGTACAGATAAAATTTCTTTAGGTGTTTCAGATAAAGTTAGTGTCGTTGCATTACTGACTCTATCCTCTATTTCCTTTGTGGTAACTCCAGTTCCAGCAACGTCTGCTGGTATTTCTAGATTAGGAATAAGGTCACAAAGATTTCCACCAGTTGCAGTTGTTGTAGGTGCAATATATTCTGAAATATTTCCAGACACACCAGCAATTCCTCCACCAGAAGATAAGTTTACAGATTCCCCACTTAATCCAAACGCAGAAATCAATTCACCAGTTAGTGAACCCTCACCAGTACCAGTTAAAAAATCTGTTGCTGCACTAATATCTTTACCTAACTTTGTAGTTCCCTCATCAATAAGTTTATCTAAGTCTAAACCTTTATCACCAAGTGCTCTACCAAAATCTTTTTTTAGTTCAGCAACTTTTGCGTTAAAAGATGCAATACCCTCTGCTGTTGTTTTATCAATATCATTAATAAGACTTGTTATTTCTGATTGAAGATTAACTGGTTTTGCTTCTGGTAAATCTACTGCAAGTGCATCAAGTCCTGCCTTAATATCTGCCTGTGCAGTCTCAAATGCAGCTGCAGCTTCAGATGCAGAAGAATTTAATTTAGATTCTATCTCTGCCTTTATATCGTCAATCTTTGATAATGCAGTATTGAGTGATTCATTTGCACCACATAGATTTGGAGTTTTAAAATCTGCCATACTTACCCTCCAGCAAAAACATTTGATGAACCAGCTGCGACAGATGTGCAACCACTTATTCCATCACCTACTCTACCACAACCTTTACCATTTACAAATACTGTAGAAGAACCAGATGCAATTGGAGCTGAATGAGATGGACATGGAACGCCTGGCAACAAGTGTCCTGTGTTATTATCACCTTGTCTACTAATACCAATTCCATTTACAAAAACATTAGACGAACCAGCAGCTCTTGTCATACCAGAACAATGTGCTACATCTGCATCTCCAATTCTAGTTACTGCTGGCATATGTTCTCTCCCTTTTCATTAACTCTTGCAACTTACCATTGAAAGTTTCCATGTATTCATGTTCCTCATCTGTATGTGGGCCTTCAGGCCAATCTGGATCAAACTTTATAACATGGTCAAATACGATTGGTATGTCTTCATACTTTGTGTATGTAATAAGTTCGTTTCCCTCTTTTATAATAAATGTTCCGTTCATCTTAGTTTAAATTAATTGTTGGAGCATCTGCATCAATTTCACTTCCAGCATTTAAGTCCATCAATGTTCCTGCTGTTATATCTGTTTCGGTTGTTGAGTCCATATCAATATCTGCCTCTGAAGTAATAGTCATCTTTTGTGCAGACTTCATATTTAATGTTGTACCAGATTTAAGTGCCATAATACCAGACACAGTATCTATTGAAACATTACCACTTGCATTTAATAACATTTTACCACCAGTACTAATTGCAGAGATATCACTCTTTGCAACTAAATCAAATTTACCATTATTGATTCTTGTTTCATCACCCTCTGTAGTTACATTAACATCTTCACCAATACGACCTTTTACAGCCTGACTGATATTAAAAGAATGTGTTCCTTTTATTTCTTCTTCAAGATTTCCACCTATCTCTCCAGCACCAATCTTTGTTCTCATATTCTTGTGTATCTTTTGTGTGTAATTTCCTTCTACTTCTAAATGATAATCTCCTTTTACAAGATGTCTTACAGTTCCACCGATTGTAAGATTAACATTACCACCAACATATACATTTGAATCATTCATAATGATTTCAAAGTTGTTACCAATTACCTTAGTAGTCTTAGTTCCATCAGCAATTACTTCTTCATATGTTCCAGTTTTATGTTGACGAAAAGTTCTTTCTGCTCCAGGCGTATCATCTACTTCTGTGATATGACCACATTCAGATTCAAATACATGATTGTAGGGATAAAGCCCAGAACGATAAATTCCTTCAAAGTTATTATCAACAGAATTATAATCTACATCTTTTGGGTGAGGTTCATCAAAACTTCCACGATCCTCTTGAACGGCCTCATCTGATACTGTAGAAAGAAATGGTTGAGTTGCAGTCTGTATTCCTGTCTGTCTGTTCTTTCTTCTTTTTCGTAGTTGTAAATGTTTTTCAGACATCTCACCTCTTGCAAGGCGATTAGTATCTGGTTCTTTTAATTTACGACTAAGTGGATAAGGCCCATATGTCGGAGTTCCAGCATAATAGTCTTGGATAGAACCAGCACCACGAGGGTCGTTAAAACCCTTTGATGGGTCTGAAGTATTTGTCGGTTTACCTGGCAGACTTCCCATAATAATAGGTTGTTGTTTTTCTCTTGCATCTGAAAAGAAACCTATTACCCAAGAACCCTCAACTAGAAAAGATGGAGTGTTACCCAACCCTTGCATAGATGGGTCTGTAACTGGGTGCATGACTGTTGCCCACGGCAAGTCTTTTGTGGGAATGTCATTTAAATCTTCTGTATGAAATCCAAGACAACGTACACGAACACGACCTAAAGCATCTGGGTCATTTCTATCTTCAACGACTCCAGTAAACCAAACAAAGCCATCAAGACCCATAAAATAATTTTCAGACATAGTTAGACTCCTTACTGTGTTATTTATAAGGGAAGTCTAGACTCTCTTTCTTGTAGGCACTCTAAGGTTTGGACAATCCTTATCCTTTACCCAAACTGTTTTAATTTTTTTAGGTGGTTCGACTTTATATTTTTCTAGCTCGTACACTAGTTCTTCATTTTCATTATCTTTATTTAATTTGGATATTACTTTTCGGGCTTCAACTAATTTCAAATCTTCGTGAAGAACTTGCTTAGAGCAAACTCTATATTTGACCAGTTTATATCTCCTTTGTATATGTGGAAATTTTATTTATACAAACTGATTATTTGATACCGACATTACTTGCAATCATGATTCGTTTTTCTTCGATATCAGATGGGGGAACAGAGTGTTCCACTATGCCAGGAAAGATAATTACTTCACCCTCTTTAGGGTGTATAGTTAAGTCTGCTTCTGGAAAACAAATTGGAGATGCACCTTTCGGCATACGAACATAGTAACACCAACCAAAAGCACTTGCACCATGATTGTGTACTTTAGTCCAATCGCCTTTACCATAAGATGCACCCCAACATCTTCGTATATAAAATCTAGGTGCATTAAAGTTAGTTTCCTCATTTGAATTCAATGAGATAATGTCTAAAACTTTTTTACATAATCTATCTACAAGAGGATGGTCTTCATTTAGATGCCAATCAGACATGGGAGCTTTAACATTTGTTTTCTTTTTCTGTACATCACCTAAACCAACAATATAGTTAGCAAGAGTTTCAGTTTCCTCTGGTGTGTATATGTCTAGAACTTTTTGTACAATAGGAATCTTTATATTAAACATATGAACATTAGAGGATTTGTAAGGTTTACTTTTTATCTTGTTTACAATACTCATACTTTAAAGTCCTCATAGTTTGGTTCTTTCAACATCTCTAGATTCTTTTTTAGAAACTTGTTGTTACCACCAAAGTCAGTATTATCAAATACTGGAGTCTGTCCACTATCCACCAAGTCCTCTTGTTCTTTCTGCTGACAATCATATAACCTCATCTTACTTCTGTCAATACCTAAAACAAATCTTTTGTTGACAGTAGGGTCATTGTATCTGTTCTTTAATTGTTTTACAACAATTTGATTTAATCCCTCAAGTTCCTCATTCGAGATAAGTGCGAACATAAAGTCTGCTGTCGCAGGCAACCCAAACGATTCAGATGTGTCCTCAAGGCCGAGGTCTGACGAGGTGAATCCACTTCTCGTTGTTTGTGTCGCAGACATGATTGGAACATCACACTCAACGGCGAGTCCTCTAAGTTCTTCTGCAATCGATTTAATATATGTGTAAGAGTTAACATTAGTTGCTCCTTTGAGTCTTGAAGATGCACAGATATTTAGATAGTCAATGAATATCATATCTGGTTTGAAACTTCTCTTGATTGCAAGTTCTTTTATCAATCCACGAAAGTGTGCAGAGTGAGCAGATGCAGTAGGATATTCTTTGATGATAAGTTTACCATTTGTTTTCTTTGCGATACTTTCAATTTTACTGTCAAACATCTTTTTAGGTAAGTCATGCAAATCTTCCATAGAGATATTCATAAGGTTTGCATCAATACGTTCTGCGATACGTTCTTCTGCCATCTCTAAAGTAATGTACAATACATTCTTACCTTGTGATAAACAGTTTGCAGCCATATGGCACATAAACAATGATTTACCAACACCAGTACCAGCAAGTGCAATATTCAAAGTCTTTGTCGGAAGACCACCTTTAGTAATTTTGTTAAAGAAGTCTAGGTCAAAAGGAATCCGCTCTTCTACTTTATGATAGAAATCAAATCGTTTTTCACTATCGTCAAAGTAATCGTGACCGACTGCATTGTCGAAACAAACAGCAAGTGCATCTGTCAGAATATTTGGTATTGCATCTGCACCACGATTTTTATCTTTACCATCAATGATAGAGATACCATCTACAATTGCATTATAGATAGCTTTGTCTTTACAGAACTTTTCCGTAGTATCAACTAACCATTCCATATCTACTTCGGTAGAGTCAAGTGTCTTGATAATCTCCACAATATTTTTATGTTGGTCTTCAGTTAAGTCTTTTCTAGAATCCACTTCAATCTCTAGAGATATTTGTGAAGGCATTCTTTTGTATTTTTCAACAAAGTTTACAATCTCATTGAATACAACTCGTTCTTCTTTGATATCAAAGTAATCTGGCTTGATAAAAGGTAATACTTTTCTACAATATTCTTCATTGAATACTAGGTTGCTCAGCGTTGTTCGTTCTATCGTTTGTGTCATATCCTACCTCTGATTGTGCAATGATGATATGATAAAGTATATCACCAATTAATTTAAAAAATTCATCTCCAAACTTTTCTTTTGGAATCCCATTATTCTCTAGTATATCATACTTGAACTTTAAATTCAAGTGTTCATTCTCTTTTAATTTAGATTCATCTGGAATAGTAACTTCGCCATACTTATATACAACTCCATGATAATCAGTTTCAGATGTAAGACCAATACAAGTCTGGTTTGGATAAGCATCACTATTTAGAAACACAAACTTTTTTGTAATGGGGTCTTGCATTATTTGTTCTGCTGTTGGTAACTTGGATTCATCAACCTCACTTTTGATTGGTTCTCCTAAGTGATTTACTAATTTAGACATAGTGTAAGTAACTCCCTAATATATATTTTGATTTGTCTATTGGTTTTTCTCCAGCATGAAGCCAAGGCCATAGTGGCGGAAACATAAGTAGAGAACCTTTTTTACATTCTGATTTAATACCATAGTCTGGAAAGGTAGTTGAACCACCTTTATTATTATCTAGATATAAAAAGAAAACTAGAAAACGTCTTGCACTATTATAATCTGCTACGTCAACATGATTACCAAATTGGTCTTTACCATCTGCAAGATATCGTTTCAAACGAATACCCTCAAATCCATATTTCTGTGGCCAAATGTTACTCTTATATCCGATATTACATTCTTCTCTGTATTTTTTGATTGACTCTTTGAATACATCAACCAGATATGCAACTTCTGTTTTCCATTCCTCATGTGCAAGAAGATGTATCTGTGTAAAAGACATTTCTCCTTGACTATGTTTCTCATATTGTTCTGGAAGACTTTCAAACTGATGTATCATGTTATCGCAGAACTCATCAGAAACTACGTTATCGTAACATCTAATGTAGTTTTCCATACTTGTATTCCTTTTCTGCAGCTTCATCTAATAGTGTCATTACATCTTCCGTAAAATACTTCTCTGGATTATTCATAATCGTTTTACCAAACTGTGTAGTGCCATCAGGCAATTCAATTCGTGTAGATACTTGTTTGAAGATACTATACTTGATCGCAAGTTCCAATAGACCATAGTATTTATCCAAACCCTTTTCATAGTTCAGACGAACATCTACCATCTTGTTTTCAATTGTCAATCTTGACTTGTGATTTTTACAATGTATAATATTTCCGACAACATCAGTTCCGTCTTTCTCTTTTCTCTTTGACAGAAAGACAATAGACGAGGCTGCATATTTCAATCCAGAACCACCACCCATTTCTTTTGTCGGAAACATACTTCCCATAGAATCATAAGTGTGATTGGTCACAACCATAGGAACACCAGCTCGACCTAGTTTCAAAGTCAGTACACGAAACGCAGCTTTAAGAACTTGCGCTCTTGTCATATCTCTTGTTTCTTTTCCGTCAGAGGTATCTTCTACTTCTTTCGTAGTAGACAACATACCAAGAGAGTCAAGACACATCATCATAGGTCTACGATTTTCTTCTTTCTCTGCAAGTACCTTATCAAGAACTTTAATCGCTTGTGTACGAAACTCTTGTACTGTGGTTACTGGAATGATAACCATTCTTGATGGGTCAATACCTCTGTCGATAACCATTTGTTTCGTAATCGCACTTTCCGATTCAAAGTACAAACAACCAGCCTCTGGGTTTGCTTCTAGAAAACTCTTGACCATACCCATCACAAAGAATGTCTTACCAGTCGCAGACTCACCAGCGATTGCAGTAATCTTATTACTAGGTAATCCACCATAGATACTTCCACTTAGTAGTGCATTGAATATGTGACTACCAGTATCAATGAAAGAACCTACGTCTGCACCCTCTATTCCATCAGAGGCGAGAGCTGCATACTCATTGCCTGTGGTCTTAATAATGTCTTTAAAAAAATCATTCATAATTTCATATATCTCCTACTTTCCTACTTGCAGATTTCAATGCATCAAAACCGCCTGGATATCTATCAGACAGTTTACCCACATTGATATCAAATACTTCTTCCCATGAACTATCTAGTGCGATAATTGCTTGTGCCATATACCAACATATGTCACCGAGTTCACTCTTGAGATGTTTCTTTGTATCGTCATCAATCTCTTTACCTTGAAAGATTAACTTCTTTACAATGTCATTAAACTCTCCGACCTCACCAGACAATCCTACAGAAGCTGTAAGTAGTCTTTGAGGTTCAATACCATTTTCTTGCATTATATCTAATGAATCTTTAAAGTCTATCATCTCTTTAGATGCTGGACTTGTAACTGTATCGACAAAATTGATATAGTCATTGAGAACACTTGGTCTTTTTCGCATATGTATATTTTCCTTATTATCTATAGTATGTTTTTTCCGTAGTACTTCAAGTCTATTGCAGCTGCACTCAAAGGTGCTAGTCCACTTATCATAATATAATTCATATCTTCACACGATACTTGTAACCACATAAGGTTATCGACTACTTTCATTTTATTCATCATACCATAAACATTGCCAGTTGTCAAGGTCAGAACACTTATTATATGCAACCTTTCCGTAGTGAACTCCTACTTCTAAAGTCGTACAACCACTCATCAGTATTACACAAAGTATAACTCCGAGTTTTGCGCTCGCTGAAAACGGGCGGCTAAGCCTATCTCCTTTTGCCTGTTGAAACATCATTCGCTTCCTTTCCACTTAGTACAACCAAGTTACCTTTGTTATATGCTTGACCGATTACTGCATTACCATTATACTCTTTGAGCACACGCTTGGTCTGTACTCTCCACTCATAGTCCTTTATATCCCTACCGAGAGGTAACTGTTCTGAAACACGCTCAGTTTTAAGGGGGGTGGCCTTTCGCACATAGTTGGGGTCTACTCCCATCTTTGCGAGATACTTCTCATGTTGTCTGATAGACTCTTGTTGGGATGCAGATAGTTTCTTATTCTTTCTACGTTTCTTATGATTTGTTGTTGTCCAATATGCTGGAAGTAAGTGCATAGTCATAATATCAAACTCCGAAATAAAACTTGACAATACCAGT